CTTACTAGGGGAAAATACTGATGGAATTATTCCTGTTCTAGACCTAAATAAATGTAAAAATACACTTGACATTTACAAAGAAGCTGATAGGATACGAAATATAAAGAGAGAAGAATCCAAGCGGTTCTTCAAGAATCCTTTCTATCTCATTGGTATAGACGACTACAAGCACTTACTCATAGGCAAATTCAAGATGACCACATTGCACAGTAATACGAGCAAGATCGAGTACGAGATCATTGAAGACTTCAAACGAGTAAGAACGGTTGAGGAGTATCCCGAGCTAGTCCCATTGATGACAATGATGAAAGTCTCTTATGAAACTAAGGAATGTCGTAGGCTTGGTGTATTGAACTTTCCTATCATGGATGGCTATGACGAGGGGCTTGACGCGACTTTCTTTTATGGCAGTCAACCTACGAACTATGAGCAAGCATGGATGGCTACCCCATGCCCCACTTGATTGGGGAACTGAGTCCTGTAGTTCACCCCAAGAATTGGGAATTGATTCGTGTCCCTGTTCGTAAGGTAGACGACCAGTACATCGTGTATGTGGCTGATGGGTTTCATCGCATATACAACGATGACACTCTGCCTGATGTGTTGAAGTCTAAGTTTGCAATGATTAATGCTAATGGAGAAAAGTTTTTGCCTGATTCAAAAATACTTAGACTGACACTCTACACAAACACACACGCCCCCGAACTCGACGAAGTTGGGTGGAGGGCAAGCGCGACCTACTACTGCCTAGTCGTAGATCGATTAACTTTAGAGTCACTGAAGGGTGGGATACAAAATGACGCCTGAGGGAATAGTTAAGAAGAAGATTAAAGATATTCTTCACGCAAAGGGAGCCTACTTTACTATGCCCATCGGTACTGGCTATGGTTCGGCAGGTGTCCCCGACTTTGTGATTTGTTACAAGGGGAGGTTCATTGGGGTAGAGGCGAAAGCTAATGGTAACAAGCCTACTGCCCTACAAGAGAAACATATGTCAGCCATTCGTGGACAGGGTGGGTTCACCCTTGTCATTGATGAAACAAACATTGATGCGTTGACACGACTATTGGAGCAGTTATGAATGAAGAAGATCGTAGCAATCTGCGTGACCTACACGCTGGCTTTGCGTTGGTGGGCTTACTGATGAGAGGAGGAACAGTAACGAGTCTACTAGCTGAGTCTGCGTATGAGATTGCAGATGCTATGCAGGAAGCACGAGACCGACATAGTGTTGGAATCGTATCAATTAAACGCCAAACCAAAAAGGAGAAGGCAAATGAAAGCTAAGAAAGTAAACAAAATTGAGATAGTGCGCAACCTACTGAGCGCTAATCCTAAAATCAAAACCGCAGAGGTGATGGAGAAGCTGAGAACTTCTAAGACGTACACCTACGTGCTGATGAGCAAGGCGAGAAAACTTAACAAAGAACAGTCTGCGCCCAAAGGTAAGCTTCTGTATCGTCTAACAGGTTCACAAGCAATATTTGCCGAGAAGGTAGGTATTCCTATTGAGGACTACGCTAAGCTTCATGGTGAGGTGGTAGGTGTTGCACCCGACCCAGTGAATCATCCGAAGCACTACACCGCAGGGGGCATCGAGACTATTGACTTCATCGAGGCGAAGAAGCTTGGGTACAACTTGGGTAATGTCGTGAAATACATTACTAGGTCAGGACTCAAGGGCAATCAGTTAGAAGACCTGCGCAAAGCGCAGTGGTATCTTTCTCGTGAAATCGCCACACTGAAGTAAACCCCGAGGGCATGGTTCGCCATGCCTTTTTTTGTATCTGTACTTTTTGTTAGATAGCGACCCATGACTCAGTGGGATGCTATTTAGAGACCAGTTACTAAGGAGAGAAAATTGCCGAGACCCAAACCCCCTGCGCCTCTCATCGGAAGGCAGGTGCGCCTGTCTGACAAGCAGTGGTTGATACTCAACCAACTTGGCGGTGCGGAATGGTTGCGCACACTTTTAGAAAAGAAAGCGCCATTCCCTGCATCGTATTACAAGAAACTTTTAGAGAAACAAAATGTCACTGATAACGATTGACTTTGAGACCTACTACGATAGCAAGATCAAGCTAGGCTTCAAGCATCAGACCACTGAGGAATACATACGCGACAAGCGTTTTGAAGTTATCGGTGTGGGCGTGAAGGTTGACGATGAGCCGACTGTCTGGGTATCAGGCGGTAAGGATAAGTTAAAAGAATATCTAACGTCGCTAGACTGGGGCAGCAGTGCGCTTCTGTGCCACAACACCCTGTTCGATGGAGCAATTCTTAGTTGGATCTATGGCATCACGCCCGCATTCATGTTCGACACTCTATGTATGGCTAGAGCAATTCATGGCGTTGAGGCAGGCGGTTCACTCAAGGCGTTGGCTGACCGCTATGAGATTGGCGCGAAAGGTGACGAAGTGATTGCCGCCGAAGGTAAGGCTAGGCTCGACTTCAACAAAGAAGAACTTGAGCGATACGGTGAGTATTGCAAGAACGACGTAGACCTCACCCTCAAACTGTTCAAGATACTGTCGAGCGCGTTTCCTGAGAACGAGATGAAGCTGATCGACATGACTCTGCGGATGTTCACGCACCCAGTGTTCTTTGTTGATGATGCGTTACTGCAAGAGCGCTACGATGAATTGAAAGAAGAGAAAGAACAACTGCTCGAAGGCTTGATGGAGAAGTTAAAATGTGAGACCACTGAGGCGGTGCGTAAACGGCTAGCCAGTAATAAACAGTTTGCTGAAGTGTTAGTCGAGCGCGCGGTTGAAGTACCCATGAAAGAAAGCAAGACCACAGGCAAACAAACATACGCCTTGGCAAAGAATGACGAAGGCTTTCTAAAACTCACTGAACATGATGACCCAACTATCCAACAACTATGCGCTGTGCGACTCGGCACAAAATCTACCATCGAGGAATCAAGGATTGAGAGATTCATTGATGTTGGCAAGCGTAACAAAGGACGCCTACCTATCCCACTCAAATACTACGGAGCGCATACTGGTCGCTGGGCAGGAAGTGATAAGGTTAACTTCCAAAATCTACCAAGTAGAGATAAGAAAAAGAAAGCCCTCAAGAACGCAGTAGTAGCGCCTGACGATCACATCGTTATCAACTGTGACTCTTCTCAGATTGAGGCGAGGGTTCTCGTCTGGCTGGCAGGGCAGGATGATGTGGTTGAACAGTTCCGCAAGGGAGAGGATGTCTATTCCCTCTTTGCAACCAAGATATACGAGCGACCCATAAGCAAAGCTGACCCAGTGGAACGCTTCGTGGGTAAGACTTGCATCTTGGGACTAGGCTACGGGACTGGGGCATTAAAGTTACAGCACACGCTCAAGACACAACCACCTGGCGCGGTCGTTACTGAAGATGAGGCTAAGAACTATGTTGATACATACCGAGACGCCAACGATAAAGTGATTAAGCTTTGGCGTGATGGGGACAAGGCGATCGCTGACCTAGCCAACTGGGATGACAAGACTAAGCCGTATTACTACGGCAAGCACAAGTGCCTCAAGATCACAAAGGAAGGGGTGGGCTTGCCCAACGGACTGATGATCCGATACCCCGACCTCAAACTCAACACTGAAGAATCTAAATCCCAATACGTTTACAAGTCACGCAAGGGCCCTGTGTCACTGTGGGGTGGGTCGCTAGTTGAGAACGTGGTTCAAGCCTTGGCGCGAATCATTGTGGGAGAGCAGATGATCAAGATCAACGAGAAGTATCGCGTTGCCCTGACTGTCCATGATGCGGCAGTGATCGTGGTTCCCGAAGCCGAGAAGGATGAGGCGCTTGCATATATCGTCGAGTGCATGTCTACGCCCCCCGAGTGGGCTAGGGGTTTACCCGTAACTTGTGAGGCAAAGTTTGCACAAACCTACGGAGAGTGTTAATATGTCAAATACAACTTGGCCTTTCCCGCCATTCCCAAACCCTAAGGACACGGGCAACCGAGTTCCTAAGTTTAACCCTGATAACCATGAGGACGCGCCGATATGAGTTTCACATGGTCTTTCTCGTCCTACAAGCAGTACATCAACTGCCCAAAGCAGTACCAAGAAATCAAGGTACTTAAGCGCTTCTATATTAAGCCGACCGCGCAGATGAACTACGGCAATGAGGTACACAAGGCTTGTGAAGATTACGTTGGAGAAGGCAAGCCCCTTGCCAAGAACTACCAGCAGTTCAAACCTGTGCTTGACACGCTCATGGAGATTGAGGGAACTAGGTATCCCGAGCAGAGGATGGCGCTTGATGCTGAAGGTAAGGCATGTGAGTACGGCAAGGGCTACTGGGTGCGAGGCGTCGTGGACTTGATGATCATAGATGGGGATACTGCGTTCATCATCGACTACAAGACTGGAAGCAACAAGTATCCTGAGCCGAAACAGTTAAAGCTGATGGCGCTCATGGCGTTCGCTCACTACCCACAGATCAACCGAATCAAAGCAGGTTTACTCTTCGTAGTGCATAACAGTTTTATGACTGAAGAATATTCTAGAGAAGACATACCCAAGCTTTGGGATGCTTTTTATTCTGACTTGGGTAGAATGGAAGCATCGTATACAAACGATGTTTGGAACCCTAATCCAACGCCTCTATGCGGCTGGTGTCCTGTGAACACTTGCCCTCATCACAAGGAAAGATAATGGCTTACGTTAATAAACCTAGACCTTACGACAAAGAGTATCAACAACAAAAAGCTCGTGGTGAACATGAGCGTCGCATGGAGCGTCAGCGTGGTCGTCGTGCAATCGACAAGACAGGCTCCGATGCTAACGGCAACGGCAAAGCTGATAAGCGTGAAGGTAAGGATGTGTCCCACGTTAAAGCCCTCGACAAAGGCGGCTCTAACAAGGATGGTCTGCGCATTCAAAGCGCGGCAAAGAATCGTTCGTTCAAGCGTGACTCCCAAGGAAACTTGGTGTCAGAGACTAGTAAGAAGGAACGTAAGAAGTAATCTCTACTGTTAGGCATGAGTGAGTAGGCTCAGGGGGTGTCGTATATCTTGCAGTTGCCCATCCCTTTTATAACCTTGTCAGTCAAGCGGTGTTAGATCTCCCTCTCCTTTCAAACACGACAGGCTTGACCGACTTGCCCCCGTAAGGGGCTACGTTTTAATTTAGTAAGGAACAGTATGAATGTAGTAGACGACACAGTTGTCAGGATGGTGATTCCGTCTAGCGACTTGCAATTTC